AAAAGCTGGTATTAGAAAATAACAAAATAACAAAAACGAATCTAGCAAGGTTTTATTATCCAGTGTAGTTATATAACTTAACTGAAAATGATATGGAACAGAACTTTCTGGGCTAGAAGAATTTGTTTTTGTATACAAAATACCTATACCAATAAGTAGTGCAGCAAAAAAACAAGTGGCTTGTATTTTATCTGTTTGGACAACTGAGTTTATTCCTCCAATTGACGAATATAAAATCACTATAGAAGAGCTTATTAAAATACAAGTTATCTCGTTGAAATCAGGAAATATATAATTAATTGCCAATCCCATAATTTTAAATTGAATATATATACCACTTCCTACTAAAAATACCCCGCAAAATGCAGTTAATGTTCTTGCATTCTCCCCGTATTGTTCTCCCATGATTTGAGCAATAGAAACTTTGTGTAAAAATTTCTGCATTTTTGGAACAAAGTACAAAGATACCAACATTAAAGTCCCGCATATTCCGCATATAGAAAAAGCGTAAATAATCCCTTGGGAATAAAACTTAGATAAGTTGATATTAAAACCACTACCGCTAACCCAAGTTGCAGTTACAGTAGAGGCCAAAGCTAAAGTTGAAAAACTCTTGTTACCTAAAGAAAAGCTGTTGATGTTACTGGGGTTATTAAAAGAGTATACAGAGTAGCCAATCAAATATAAGAAAAAAGCACTTAATAAAATTTCGTTCATACAATTAAAATAATTAATTTTTGTTAAAATCGGGAAAATCTTTTCCCTTTTTAGTAACTACTATAATTGCTAAACTCATTTATTCAAAAAAAAGATGGGTTATGAGCGTGAAAATTTTTATAGATAGTGAATTAAGGTCAATTTTTAAAAAGAAAAAATTACCCGATAATTATGTTAATTATTTTCACAATCTTATAGAAGTCTTAACTGGCAATAATAGAAAGCTATGCCTTGAGGGAAGTATTTCGATAAATACTATAAAAAAGAAAGATAAACGTACTAGCAAGACATATCGTAATTTTTTTTATAAATGCCTTAATGAAAAAATTTTTACCAAATTAGAAAAAGGTAAGTATTTAGATGACGTTTATTTCATAAGTATCGACCCCTGTCTTTGCAAACACATAATTGTACGAGAGGAGAGTTAATGATTCAAAAATTCCAAACATACTTCACAAGATTTATTAATTATTTAGAAAATAATTCTGATACACGTCTTTTTAAAACTTATTTAAAAAATAACGAAGACTTAGAGCTTAAGAAAATATACATGCAAGTAAATCATTTAAATGGATTGCTTAGAAGTTATTTAGATAAAATAAGTGAGATTAATTTAAACTATGAACGAGCTATTAATCAAGGTTATTCGCACCTTAAAAGAAAGCAACAAATTCTAAAACTGCCCCATAGCCAGTTAAAAGAAGTTATAGGAAGAGAACTTGGCATTTACTGCTCTCAAGACGCAATAAACGTAGCTACTCGCCTTTTAAAAATACTTGAGCAAATAAAAAGAAAACCACATGAATCTCAATACCGAATCATTTTAGAAGATGCAAAAAGCTTGTCTGACATAGTACTGAGTATGCATCGAGACATACCAACCATTGAAAGTAGTTTAAGAACAACAGAGGAATAAAATAATGTTTAGAAATATTTTTATAATTTTTAGTAATTTATTTACTGTACCAAAGGTTCAAACGCCAGAGGAATACTGGCAAGAAAGACATATGAAACAAAATAGGAGGTAATCATGGAATTACATATAGAAAAAGAGTTAGAAGACTTTATTAAACCATTGCAACAAGATGAGTTTGAAAGTTTATCGCTTGCTATTCAGGCTGATGGTTGTTTGGATAATATTAAAGTCTGGCATCGAGGTGATGATAGTCTTGATACTATTGTTGATGGACATAATAGATATAAAATATGTAAGCAATTTAAAACTCCTTTTAAAATTACGCGCCTTAAATTTGCCGATAAATCAGAGGTAATGACATGGATGTACAACAACCAAAAAGCACGCCGTAGTTTAACTTTAGTTGAACGCTTAGAGTTGTATTCTAAGTTGCAAGTGCATTTAGAGAAACTTGCAAAAGAACGTCGATTAGCTAACCTCAAGCAAAATTCCGACACGTCAAAAACAGCAGAAACAAGCCAGTCTACCGAAAGGTGCACAGTGCACCTCGATGATGTTTCAAATATTAGTAAACGAGGTAAAAGAATAGAAAAACTAGCCAAAGAAGCGGAAGTGTCGTACAGAACAGCTTTTAAATATGATGCCATCCAGCGCAAAGGCACAGAAGAACAAAAAGAGGCTGTTAGCACCGGTAAGAAAAAGATCGGTACTGTCTATAATGAAATTAAAATAAAAGAAAAGCCGGAATCGTCGAGAGTGCCGAAAGGCGTTGCAACTAATGAGAATGACATTGAGAAATTGCTAAAAGGCAAAAAAATAAATACTCCGTATTTACTTCTTTATTCTAAAAAAGATAAAGAAACTGGCGAGGAAATGCGTGCTTGTTTATCTAATTGTGAGCCAAAAGCAAATTTAATGACTTGCCGAGATTACATAATGGAAACATCTCATGGCAATTGTCCTGAAGATGACTTTGTTCAATTTAGAATATCTGCAAGACGTATGATTGATGGGTTTGTTTTTAAGGAGGTTAGCTAATGCGCAAGACAAAGACAATGCCTGTAGAAGTTCTACAAAGCTATATTGACTGTATACAAAGTAAAGATGTAGACCTTTTGATACTAGCACGATACTTGGCGGCTAAAAGTAATGGTTTGTTTGAAGTGGTAGAGCCTAAAAAAGATAAAAGTAAATGGTTTTAAAGAGAATCAGACAATGACAAAAGAGTTAACTCTAGTAGCAAGCCAACTAGCTAAAAATATAAATGGCGTATGGGAAATAATAACAGACGAAGGTTTAAGCGAAGAAGGAGCTAAAAAACTAATTAAGGAAGTAATAGAACCTACTCAAATACTATTATTAATGTCAGAAAGTTACAGCGTGAACAATATTCGTTTTAAAGACAACGTTCTAAAAATCGCTAAAGAAAAACTAGAGCAACAAAGAATACAAAGGCAAAATGAAGCAGCAATATAAAAAAATACCTAATAGCTGGAAGTTTATTAGAAGATATGACCAGCCAACCAAAACGCTTTCACCTAAGGCTATGGAGATATTGGCTGTGGCTATGTATCAGGCGAACAAATACAATCAAGCTATTTTGACGCATAGAGTGTTGAAGGAAGTGACAGAATGCGGAAGACACCAAAACCAACGTTTAATAAAACAACTAGGTTTTATTTTTAATCTGGAATTTTCACGCTGTTTGGTCGAAGGTAAGAAAAAATACACCAATGCTTACAAATTAACATTTACAAAAAATGCAGCTGAAATTTTAGAAAATCCTGAAGATTATTTCGCAGAATTTGATGTGAATATTGAAGAAAAAGAACGGTGCAAAAAGAACGGTGCAACGGTGCATAAAATTCAAAAAGAAGGGTGCGAAAATACTCCGCTAGTGGAGCAAAAATGCTCCGTTGACGGTGCAAAAATGCTCCGATGTGATCATCCACTACTATTATATATAAAAAAACTAATATATATAATAAATAAAAAAACTAATGTCGATGTAGATATTGATGTATATTCGCAAATAATGTCGATGAATTGGACCAGTGTTTTTTCCAAAAATACTCCAGAACAAATTGAAGCATTTTCTCAGCTTATAGCTAAAAAATCTCCATTTTATTTTTATAACAAAGATGACTCACCAGCAGCTTATAGAGATTTGCATGAGATAGACACCATGGACAAACTAAGAACACGCTATCTAACAGAATTTCAAAAAATAGGAATGGCAGAGGCTAATAGAGAATACGAAGAAAACATGAAAAGGTTTAAAGATGTTAGAAGCGTCTGATCTACAACGCAAATACGATGATATGTTAAAACATGATGTAGAGCATGAGCAATTAGCTATAGGCTGCATGGTAACATCAGAGTTCGGATTATCTCAATGCTGTAAACTGTTAAAAACAGAAGATTTTGCAGTTAAGCATAGCAGAAAGTTATTTGACATGATTAGAAGTTCTTATGAACAAGGAGATAATTACACCGACTGCCATACAAAAATAACATGTATTAGCGATGCAGATTGGAATACTGTTGATTCACAAATGCCAATTAGTAAATCCGAATATGTAAGGCAATGCTTAATGAAAGCGATGAATATTTTGCAGGTCGAGAACCAGGTCAATAGCATAATCAAGCGAATAAAGGAACAATCGGCTAGACGCTATTTATGCATAAGAAATCAACAGTTTGTAGAAGATCTTCTTGATACAACAAACCCTAAACCATTTGCAAGTGTTATTAATTCTATAATGGAAGATAGCAAACAAAAGTTGGAAGAGATAGCGGATTCCGAAGAGGAAGAAGATTTTAAAACTATGGCTTTAAGAGTCTTGAATACCAAGGAAGAAAAAGCAATCAGTACAGGCTTTAAAGGCTTAGATCATATAATCGATGGATTTAAAAAAGGTCAGTTAATTACTATTGGAGCAGGTACGGGGATGGGAAAAAGTGCCTTTGCCGTAAATCTTGCAATAAACATTATTAAACAGGGTCATGGCGTTGCACTTTGGTCGTTTGAAATGGACGAAAGAGAAGTATTGCAACGTTTGTTTTCAGTAGTTACTAGGATATCACAAAAAAAAGCGTCAAGAGACAGAAATTATGGTGAAGAAAGATACAACAGAATTATGAAATTTTTTGATGAGGCAAAACAAGGTTTAACTCTACGCACTAAACCAATCAAAGATTTAGGAGTTTTTTATCTTGATTGTCAAAAAGGAATAAAACAGAAAAACCTCAAAGTAGTAATCATTGATTACTTGCAGTTAATCCATTTATCACGAAGTGGAAAAACAAACAGAGTAGCTCAAATAGAATATATAACAAACAACTTTAAGAATATTGCAAATGAGCTTGGGATTGCGATTATTTTACTTTCCCAGTTATCAAGAGAGCATACAAGAAGAGAAGATAAAACACCTATTTTATCCGACCTTAGAGATTCTGGCTCAATTGAACAAGATTCAAACGTTGTTATGTTTTTAGGAAATCTCGATCTAAAAGACACCGGTAATGCTCCGCTAGGGCAATACGATAAACCTATGTGTTTATGGGTGGCTAAAAACAGATCAGGTAGCACTGGAGCAGTAAAGTTCAAATACATTGGATATATAACTGAATTTACTGAGCTAATAACAAATAACGACAATGCCGTGGTGGCTTGTTGATTAACAATTAATGAGAAATTTATATGGACTTACAGATAAACGAAGAATTTAAGTCCCTCATTCCGAAGTTGACAGCCGAGGAGTACGAGGGACTCGAGAAAAGCATAATTCAAGACGGATGCCGAGACAGAATAGTAATCTGGAAAGGTTACATTATCGATGGGCACAACCGCTATGAAATATGTAAGAAGCATAATATAGCATTTGAGGTTTTAGAAAAGGATAATTTTAAAACTGAAACTGATGTTAAGCTGTGGATGATCAATAATCAGTTTGATCGCCGTAATTTGCCTATAGAGACCAGAATGAAGCTAGCATATAGGTTAAAAGAGATAGAAGCTGAGAAGGCTAGGGAGAGAAGAACAGCAAGTTTAAAACAATTTGCAGAAGCTTTTCCAGATATGACAGATCCAAAAACAGATTTAGCAGTAGAGGAGTTTGCCGATAGGTTACCAGTAACCCAACGGGAGCAAAAGAAGAATAACAAAGCGTTAGAAGTTATAGCAAAAAAAGCTGGTGTTGGTTATAGCACTGCATTTCAATACGACGCCATCCAGCGCAAAGGCACAGAAGAACAAAAAGCTCAAGTAGACGCTGGCGAGTCTAGTATTAAGAAAGTCTATACTCAAATACAGCGAGCCGAGCGTTTAGAAAAGAACCAAGCTACAGAATGGCCAAAAGGTAAATACAGAATAATATACGCTGACCCACCTTGGAAGTATGGCGACGAACGTTCTGGCATGGGCGGAGCAATTGATCAATACGACCTTATGGACTTAGAAGCAATAAAAGCATTACCAGTCAAAGATTTATCTGAAACTGATGCTGTATTGTTCATGTGGGCTACTGCTCCGTTGCTTAAGGAAGGCATAGAAGTAGTAGAATCGTGGGGATTCAAATACAAAACACATGTGATTTGGAATAAGACAAAAGGCCTTAACGGGAATTATGTTTCACCAAGGCACGAGCTTTTATTTATAGCAACAAAAGGCAGCTGTACTCCTGATACAAAAGATCGGCCTAATTCTGTACAAACAATTGAGCGTACTGGTCGTCATTCAGAGAAGCCAGAAGATTTTAGGAAAATCATTGAAACGCTGTATACCTATGGCAACAAGGTAGAGCTATTTGCACGTACAGCACCAGAGGGATGGGGGGCTTATGGTAACGAAATCAGAAGGTAATCGTTTATATCAAGAACGCTTGATTCCAGCGCAACAATTTCAAGATCATTGTGCATATTGGATACAAAAAACCTTGCACATAACTATCGGTAATTTTCAAAGTAAAGATTATCAATTTAAATTCGGGGAAAACATTCAAGGAGTTGAAATAAAACATGATATGCAGTTTGCAAAAACTGGTAATTTATGGATAGAAGTAAGGCACAGAAAGAACACAGAAGAAAAATATTACAATGGTGGAATAATGAGAGCAAATAATACTTGGCTTTATGCAATTGGTAATTATGAAGATCTGTATCTTTTTTCTGTTAAAGGGTTAAGAAATATTTTAAACGAAAAACAGTATGAAATTAAATCAAACAATCTAGATACATCACAAGGTTTTCTACTATCAAAAAAAGATGCCGAGTATTATTGCGCTGCAAAAATAGAAACATACGATATCGTCAAGAAAGATGATTATAAAATCAACGTTGATATAGATGAATTAGATTTTGACGAATCAAACGCTAACAACCGTCCAAATAAAGATTTTGATGGGTACGTTAATGGCAAGTTAGTGTCTTTTAAAATGGAAAAGAGAACTTTTGCAAAGCCTAGATTTAAAAATGATTTTGCTGATGATGTACAAAAAGTGTGTATGTTTAACTTTGTAATAGAAGGAAAATCAGAACCTATAAAGATGTCCAGAATGACGGGTACTAAGATCAACACAGAAGCAAAACATATAAAAGCTAAGGGTAGAGGCAAGAAGGAACAAGAGGAATATAACGCTTTAACTGAAATGTGTATTAAGCTGGGTATTTTTAATATACAAGATGTAAGAGATGATAATACTAAAACTCTACTAGAGAATTTAAAAAATGCTTACAAAACTATTTCAGAAGAAAGCCCTATTTATATAAAAACTAAATTAGAGAGGTGTAAAAAATCTTACAACCTTGAAAATATAGATATTTCAACT